ATTTTGGAGGATTTAATCACTCCAAAAGGTTCGCTCCCTTCACGGGAGTGTTTTCCCGCCAAAAGGCGGGCTAGAGCCCTTTGAAAAGAGGACTCCTTAAATTTCTGTCGTTTTGACAGTTGAGGGTACCAATAGGTACCACGTTTCAGGACGCGCAGTGCCGTCCTGACATCAGGTAGGTGATCAAACGTCACCCGCTTCGTGAGCCCGGTTAACTCACGAGGGAGTACACACTCCCAGATATTCTCCGCGTTATGACATACACGGAGAGGAGGACAATCTGCTTTACCAAGCAGATTATTAGCTGTGAACAGTCTGTTCACAGTAAAGAGAGACCTGTGTCTCTCCCGTTTGGTACACGAACACGTGTGCGTACCTTTTCCTCCAACACGGAGGATGGAAGTTCCTACAAAGGAACGGAGGGAAAGAACATCCCTCTCATGATCCCACGGATCATCTCGAGATGGTTTCGGGTCCGGAACCACATTCATTAGGTTTGAACCCTAAAAGCTTGCAAGCTTTGTCCTTTCGGACGAGTACCGGTTTTCAACCGGGAAAAGCCGTGTCTCCACGGTCGGGCCTGAGTGGCCGATGGTGGGTGATCCCACCGTTGGCCCTAACCGGAGGACCATAGACACTGGACTAAACCAGCAGCTGACTAAGTCAGTAACCAGGGTTATTCCTGGTCTTCCTCATCGCTTGATGAGTCCAAGACATCTTCTTTGAAGAGGTCATACAAGAGGATCCCGGCTATCCGGGACCCGATCAAATGGTGCAAGTGTAGCACCGTTTTGGTGACTGGGTCACCCATCAGTACACCACGCTTGGTGTAAAACTTGTCAATCGGACATCCGTCACGATTGAGAGTCTCCACTTGACGTGGAGCGGTCAATGCGAAAAGCATTGTTTCACGGTACCAGTTCGGTACCCCTAATAGGTAACAAAGCCTATTTAACATAGCGCCAGCTATGATTGGGTCACAGTAATCTGTGGCCGAAGACCAGTCTGTCGATAAGACAGAGGTCTGTATATCATCATTGAAGATGAAACTCGCACTAGGATTCTTGTGCGAGAGTCTCTTGAAGAAATTCCAAGAGTGATTTGCGGCTCCGACGCCGCTTTCACTGGAGGGCATGGCCTCCAGTACCTTCAAGCCCATATGGGCGAAGGGATGTAGCAGCATCGCATGCTGCAGAGTGGACACTGTAATTGTCCTGTACTTCCCTAGTTCTGCGACCAGGGATATCCGACAACTCATGTTATTGTTGTCGTAGCATCGGGAACGATCCCGAAATTTTCCACAAGCCCAGTGGAATAGCATCTCGCCTTGCGACGAGTTTTCGGAGGTTAATCTCCGACCGGTCAACGCTCCTGTTGACAGATTGACTTCGTCAATCGGTTGGCATGTCGTAAGTACACGCCTAGCTGCTTCCAGCTTGCCACCAACTTGCGTGGTGGTAAAGAACTCACCCGAGTCCGATAGCGACACTTTAGCTGTA